GTGCTATCTGTAACACTGATACCGTCCTTTTTAAGTTCGGTTAGTGTCAAAGAAATACCAGCATGGTGTTCTTTCCAGCTATAGTTAGCACGTTCGATGTTTGCTGGGTTTGCATACGTCACAGTGTCGTTGTGAGTATAGCCAGCAACGGTTGTTGTGTAGTTGCCTTTTACCGCAACACTCAAGTCACCCTTACCACCAGGGAAACTTTTTGACGCGCTGTCCATCGCTTTGAGCAGCGGCTTGTCTTGTAGTGACTGTGAATAAACGTTGCCTTTATCAATATAATAATCGAGGGCAGCGTTAGCGATGTTGTCAAGTTCGGCCTGAGTAAAAGCCATTTGTACGCTCCTAACGTTATGAAGTTCCCAAAGCGTTGCCGATAGCTTCTGCTAACGATTTTGGCTCTGCTTGCGGTGAACCTCCAAGTTTACCACCTGATGCTGTTTTCATTGGGCGGTGGTTTCCAAACTTGGCACTAAAACGTTCGTTGACCTCTGCGTATGCTTGGTTTGCAAGCGATAACACTTGGTCTGGCGTCTTGGCGTAACCGTGTTCGTTAACCAAAGCCCGAATACGAGCATCGATTAGATCATGTTTAAGATCGAAGTCAGGATCGCTTTCACGGGTTTTTGCTTCCCAAGCGTTAGCAGTGTCTTTTAGACGCTCGACATATTCCAACTGCTGTTCGCGTTGTTTGCCTTGCGCCATCGCCTCTGCACGGGCGTTACTCCTTTTGGCCTCTGCCCTTGCAACAGATAGTTCCCTAGCCGCATCCTCGTCCAAGTAACCGTCGTCAACTCGCGTTTGTATGTCTTGCGGCAACATTATTCCAGCCGCCTCTGACAACGTTTGCACATAAGGTTTTAGAGCATTTAATGCTGCCATAGGATCATTTTTCATAAGAGCCATGATCTCTAAGCCTTTAGCCGCTTCATCACCCGACAGATTGTTCTCTGTAAGGTAATTCTGCATCACATCAAATTTCTCGCCCTTCTCCTTAAATGCGTTGCGCTCGTCTAACAGTTTTCTAAAACGTGGATGTGAATTAAATGGAACGTTTTCATCATCATCTTCTGCAACAGAAGTATCCGTTTCAGAAGTTTCTGATGAAGCTGCCACTTCATCCAGTTCTTCAACCTTTTCCTCAGAGTGCGACTCTGGTTCCTCGTCGGGTTGCATTGCGTCTTGTATGACACTCAGCAAATCCTCCTCGGTTTCGCTTTCTGCGGTTGACGACTCCGCGCTTTCGTCCTCGACTATTTCAGAGTTGGGGGACGATTCCACCTCTGTGACTTCTTCAGCCATATTAGCGTCCTTTCTTTTATTTTACCGCTGTTGACTGTATTTATCAACAAACAGCAAAAAGTTACTGGTTATTAGCTCCCATTGGTGCTGGGCCTCCCCCGCCCGATGGTAGCTGTCGCGGTGCATTGTCTGCACCCCCTCCTGGCGGCCCCTGCAATGCAGGATCACCAGTTCCTTGTGATTGCCCCTGATTCATAGCGACAATACTCGGAATTTGGTCTGCAAACGCTGAATCAAGTTCCAACTTGTCATCCAGACGTTTAAGAAGTTCTCTAGCCAGCCATTTTGGATCAATGCCAGGTATTTGCAGCAGAAATGGCATTATACGTTCTATGTTTGCCAATTCTGCCGCACGGTTTGGCTTACCTGTCGAGCCAGCCTCAATTTCTAGAAAAACTTCTTCCATGATGGTATCGCGGGTAAACTCAGGCCAAACGGCACCTGGCCCTGCGATTTTCTTCACTTCATCTAATGAAAGGTTTTCTAGCAACACTTGCCCCGCTGCGCGGGTAATCTCAGACATAAAGCTGTCTAATTCATCAACGTTTGCGCCAAGCGACGACATTCTTGCACTTTCGGCAATCGACGTTTCTGTTGCTGTTGCTTTGGACAATCCGCCAAAACTGCTTTCTTGCGCACCAACAACTAACTGAATGTCATCAAATATTGTACGCACTTCGTACAAATTTGGATCAATCCCGATCTGACCTACTGGCTGAATAACGTCATTTACTTTTTGACCAGCCGCAAGCGCTTGCAGTTCAATCACTGCATTAGCGGGGTGCGTTGCCAGCTTTTCCTTATCTTCTTCTTCTAATACGCCAGCGGGTGCTGCGTATTTAGGTCTGTTAGCGCGTCTATGTTCTCGCAGCCCTTGTCGCGCACGGTTGTATTCGTGCTGCATCGGCATCAATAGCTTAATATCACTTGGTGGGTATAAATGGTCTTTATGCTCGACCTCGTTAAACACAAGAGCAAAAATAGGCCAGAAAGTTTCGACATGTACATCAGGCGACATTGGCTCACGCAAGAAATCATCATGCCCGTCTGCAAGGCAATACTGTATGCCAGTTTTGCGGTCATACACTTCAAATACTTGAACTAATCCGTCTGGCGCACCTTCCGCGTTGATTTCGTCATAAGATGTGCGCTGCGTGTAAGGATCATTAGGGCCAACTAGACGCCCTTTCATGTCATACGTTCGATATGCGTCTTTTAGGTCAACGTCGTAAATTTCCTTCACTTCGTCTGGCGTCAAGTAAAGTTCGTGCGCAACCCATTCAGCACCGACAAAGCCGCGCAATTGACGGCAGCGGGGGTCTACAATGATAGAATTTGACTCGGGAAAATCAAACACCAACCCTTCGCGGATCGTCACCATTGGTTCCTCAAGCAACGATTTCATAGACAGCATCAATTCTTCTATCTGCGGATCGTCCTCTTGTATTTCCCCTTCTGCGGCTTGTTCTGTAACACGGCGCATAAAATCGATCTGCGCTTGCACGTCTGCGATCTTTGCGGCAACTTCTGGTGCGCGGTCAACGTCACGTTGAAAACCGACCTTAACGTAGCCAACACCTGTTGTAATAACTCGACGCACCAGCGCTTTCATTTGCGATTTGAAAGACGGCTGTTGCTCTTTCATGTAGTAATCAAACAAGTTCTCTAGCGTCTTTGCCACGTTGTCGAGCATCTTGTTTCTGTTTTTGCCTTTCAAATAATCCTGAATAATCATTTGAGGCATTGGCGGCACTGGCAAACCTTGTTCGCTTGCCATTGTAGAAGCAGCAAACGCTTGACCTAACGTGTCCGAACTCCCGTCCCAAATTTCGTACTCCATACGACCACGGCGCTTCGCAACAGCCTTTGGGTTCTTGGCATATAAAGATGCGGTACGTTGCTGCACATGACGCTGCAAGATATTGGCAACGTAATTGTCACCCGACCACTGGCTGTCGTCGTAGCCGTTAAGAGCCGCGTCCATGTCTTTGCGCATTTGCTTAAACGCTTTTTCGTGGAACGTTTTCGCGTGTTTAACTTTAGCAAGCCACTGCGTAACTAACTTCTTACGTCGTTCTGTTGGTTCAGGACGTTCAACGTCTGTCGTAACTATCGCCATTTCTTCGTGCATCACCAACCACCAGTTCTGTTAAATACTTTTTCCATTTTTCGACGTTGGGCAGAGTCCCACTTAACCCACGCCAATGTTCCTACCTTTGGCCTCGTATCTGTCTTTATATTAACACCACCAGGGGTGGTTAGTCGAGACAAGCCCATTCCAATCCATGCTAGAGTGTCTACAAAGTCGTCATTTCGACCATTAGGAAACTTTAACAACTCGTCTGTAGCCTTTTGTGTCCATACAGATTGTTTAGGGAAAATAACTTTGTTCATAGCCATTCTGCCTAAAATCGATTGCGCACGTTGCACTTTGTTTGCAACTGGCGTTACTTCTTCGATGCGACAATAAATGCGTTCTTCACCCATACGTTTACGCAAAAACGGGCCGATTGCTTTTGATATATGGCCTTTTTCTGCCCACCAAATTAATGGCTTCCACTTTTTGATAAGCGTTAGCATTGCATCAACAACCTTATCTGTCGGCTGTTTTTCCCACCAACTGTCGAGCAAATAAATGTCATCGTTTTTATCTACGCCTACAATCAGTAAACATGTTGCGTCATTTCGCGTCTTATCAACCCCAACAGCGTGGTCACTTGCTGCATACACGCGCAAATCATCAGGCAAGTCTTTGCGGTTGTAATACTTGATGTTCTCACGGCGAAACAAATCACCGTCCTCTGGTGTCGGCCTACCTTGGTACAAAGCGCTAAATCCGCGTGAATCTAACCGCCGCTGCGCTTCCATAAACTCCATATCAAACCGTTCGGGCCACAACAGTTCACCTTCTTTGCGCCCTAATGGGTCATTTTCTTCTGCCAACGCTGGTAAATTAATGATTTTCCACTTTGCCGCTTCTTCTGCGCTGTAATGCGGGTTAGTTGGATCAGTAAGCCGACCAATTAGATCGTCCTCATGCCAGCGCGTTTGGACAATAACGATTGATGCAGAAGCAGTCATAAGGCGCGTCATTAAAACTTGCGTAAACCACTGCCACAATTGTTCCCGCAACGTCGGGCTATTGGCTTCGATACTGTCTTTGATTGGGTCA